AATTTTAAAAAATATAACAACAAATAATGAAGATATTAAAATATTATTGAGAAAAATTAATTGATTTATTTTTTAATACGAGCATCTGAAACTTTTTTTCTTAATGCATCAGCATTAATTTTACTCATTGTCGGATAAAAATATTGTTCTGCTAGTTTGTCACCAATTTCTTGTTCTACACTTTCTTTGGATTGTGTTTTTGATTCAATATCTGCAATTCCTTTTATCATAACATCTAAATATTCCATATTTTCTTTTTTTGCCATTCTTTTGAGTAAGAACGGGAAAGCCTTTGCAAAATCTGGATATTTATCAATTAAATAAGCTTCTAATTGACCTTTTAATTTATTTTTATGTTTTGGATCATTGATGTCCTCCATAATAATTTCGATATTTTTTTTGATATTTTCTGTTGACCAATTCATATATATAAATCAAATTGACATATTTTTAAATAACTTTTAATTTGTATCAAGAACAGTTTTGATTTGACTAATAATTTGATTTTTTGTTTTTGATTGCAAATCCCCAAGATTGAGTTGAAGATCTTTAGCAATATCCAATAATTCATTTTTCCTTTTTTTATTTAATTTTGATTCAGTTAAAGTTTGATATTTAGTTTTATCTATTTTAATTTCTGGTTCTTCAGAACCGTTATCAAATTTTATCATTTCATTTATTATATTAATTATATTATTTTCAATATTTAATTCTTTTTGTAAATTACCAATTTGGTTAATTTTTATTCCAATAAATAATTTTTCTAAAATTTTGTCATTATAAGTAAAATATTTTTTATCTTTACCATATAAAATCGGTTCGTAAAAATCATTGTAATAAGATAAAATTAAACATGGATAAAAAGCATTGCATATTTTATTTGAAAAATATAAATATTTGTCACCAGTTTCAAAATTAACACAAATAATGTTAATTTTAAAAACATCACAAAAAATTTGAATGGATAAACATGATAATTTTTCTTTTAATTTTTCAATTATAGTGCTTTTTGTTAATCCAGTATAATTATAACCATATTTTTGATAATTGCCACTTTTTATAACTTCATTGATTAGATGAGTTTTAATATATTCAACACGTCTATCTTGTTCATCTTTATCAAGAGTTAAAAATAATTTATCAATAATACATAAAACACTATACCAAAAAGATATATTTTCACCATCTTTATCAAAAGATCTTACTCCATATCTAAAAAAATTTTTATTAAAATAAGGTTTAACAGCACTTGGAAATTCATCATAATTAATAATTAGATTGGGTTTGTTAGGAAAATTTAATGAATTTTTTTTTTCAGTTGGACAGAGATATTGAATGATTTTATCATAAGTAATGTTTTCAGACATAATTAATATATTTAAGTAATTCAATTTTAAATATCTTTTAATCAATTTTTTATCTTAAAAAATTTATATATACTATATATAATATATATGATATATAAATATGAATCTGTTACTAATCCTAGATTTTGGGGTAAACATGGATGGATTTTTTTAATTAGTGTTGTTCTAAGTTATCCAGAAAATCCTACTTTGGAAGACAAACAAAGATTTAAATTATTTTTTGAAAACATGATTTTACCTTGTTTTAAATGTATTCAAAATTATAAACAACATTTAAAAATTCTTCCTCTAACAGATGAAGTTTTAAAATCCAAAAAAAATTTCGAAAATTGGATATTTCAATTACGAAGTTTAGTTGATAAAAGTACGGGTAATAAAAGTAAATATACAATTGTAGAATTTTTTGAGGATGTGAATAAAAAATCAAACACAATCAATTGGAATTCACTTATTAGTTTTACCCCGATTATAATAATTATTTTTGTTTTGATATATCATTATAAAATTAAAAATTAATCTATCATTGTCTTGATATTGAAAATAATTTTATTGTATTGTTCTATTGTGTAATTGTTATTTATCCAATCATTTATGTCAATATTGCTTTTTGACAATAAATTATCTCTTAATGTTGTTACATTACTAGAAAAATTTCTTATTAAATTTCTAAAATAAAAATTATGTTTTTTAATTTTTTTAATTAATTTTGTTGCAAGTTTGTTTACTGATATATCTTTATTATTTAATCTATGGTAAACCCACCATATACACCAAATCGCACAAAATCCATTTGGATCACCTATTTTAGAACAATAAATATCTTCTTTTGATTCTAAAGATTGAAATGATGAAAAAGGTAAAAACATATCAGGTGATTTATAAATAATATTTTCGTCAAAACTTTTAAATTTGGATATTAACATGTTGTCTAATAAAAAAGAATTATAATAATAATTATTAGGATAACTTTTTCCATAGGGTTCAAAACGTTCAATTGTTTTTTTATCTCTATCCCAAATTAATACATTAGCATGTGAACCAATATTTATTTCAATACCAATAGGAATTATCATGTATTTTTTATTTGAATTCAAAAATTTACTGATAACAATATTGAAATTTGATGGGAAAAAAATTTTTTGATATATCCATAATATTTCGAAATTTAAAAAATTTGTTTTAAATGTTGACGATATTCCTAAACTATCATAATAATTTTCAACATCTTTATTCTCCTCAAAATCTGTTGTTAAAGTTGTCGTGATATTATCAAAGTTATTTTTTAAAAATATTAAACCACAAACTAAATCAAGACCGACACCGACATATGAACATCTATTTACATAAATACCATTATCTAAAAACATATCTGTTTCAATTTTTTTAATTGGAAATGATTTATTATTTTCTATGATGAATTTTTTAATAGTTATTAAACAATCATTTTTATTTTTGATATTGATTTTACATTCGTTTTCCCAATCATTTTTCCATTCTTTGTTTTGTTTTAATAAATTATAGTATGATTTTGAGACTACATCTAAAAATTTTTTGTCTAAAAATTCATAAATATAATTGTCATCTTTATTTCTGATAAATAAATCTAATTTTTTATTTTCTAATTCGTTTTGAAATATATCAAACATATTATTTTTTACAATTAAAAATAATACTGTGTTTCCGTTTTGATCTTGTATATTAATGTTAGATTTTGAAATTATTTTTTTTATTATATTAATTTTATTATCATTATATTCTTCCATTTTAAAATCATCAAATATTATGTGTAACACTGTTTTTCCATATAAGTTAAATAAATTTGTGTTTGTTTTTTCAATTAATAAATCAATGATATACCAGTTTTTTTCAATTACACTATAATGTAATGCAGTATTACCATCATAATCTTGATGATCAAAATCAATTTTTTTATTTATAATTCTTGTTATGATTTCGTTTAATCCAAAATTACAAGCTATAATTAATGGAGATATTTTGTTTTCATTTTCATAAATATTAAAATTTAAATTAGGTATTTCCAATAATATATTTACTACACTTAATTTTTTCATGAACAACGCTTTTACAATTGGAGTTTCACCATTTGAATTAATGTGATTTACATTTACTTGCATTTTTAATAAATAATTTATAAAATTGATTCTTTCATAATCTATTGCAACACCTAACGAATTATTTCCAAATTTATCAATTGATTCTAATGATGCACCTTTATTAATTAATAGTTTAAATGCATCAAAGTTATTAAAAATTATTGAATAATGTAATGGAGTGTATTTATTTAAATCTTTAGCTTCAATTATAGATAATCCAACAACATTTTCATCATAATTTAAAAGTTCATTTAAAATATCAATATAATTAAATTTTATTGGAAAATACAAAATTGTACGTCCATCAGAATCTTTAATATCAAGACGTATTTTCTTTTTTAAAATTTCTGTTACTATCTGAAAATTATTATAAATAACTCCATACTGAATTAAATAATTATGATACTCATCTCTAATATTTAAATCTATATCATCAATCTTATTAATTATTTCAATAAATTCTTTCCATTTATGATTTTTAATTAAATCAAATAATTTAGTGTTAATATTCATATTAATATATTAAAATTAGAAAAAATAACTTAAAAAAAAAATCAATTATATTTGTAGTTTATGACAAATAATTATGATTATGATAAAACCAATCAAGAAAATAAAAAAAAAAGGAAAATTGTTTTTTGTTCAAATTGTGGAAAATTTGGACATAATTTTAGAAAATGCAAAGATCCAATTACAAGTATGGGTATTATAAATGTAAAAGTACCCAATCATCTAACTATAAAAAATGAAATAGATAAATTAAATGATGATAATATAAACATTATCAATTATAATAATCAAAATTTTAATAAAATTATTAAAACTTCTCAAAAATATAAAAATCAAATAAAATTTTTACTTGTTAGAAGAAAACATAATTTATCCTATATTGAATTTGTTAGAGGCAGATATGAACTGGATAATTTAAAAGAATTAATATCTTTATTTGAATTAATGTCTCCTGTCGAAATTCAAAAAATATCAAGTCTTGAATTTGATGAATTATGGACAGATTTGTGGAAAAAAACATCTGGTTTCGATATTTACAAAAAAGAATATATTATCAGTAAAGATAAATTTAGTAAATTAAAAGAAAACGATTTGATAAATTTAGATATCATCCTTAAAAATGTTAAACCATTGTATGAACATCCAGAATGGGGATTTCCAAAAGGAAGAAGGAATAAAAAAGAAAAAAATATTGATTGTGCAATTAGGGAATTCTATGAAGAAACTAATTTATTAAATGATCAATATAAATTAATTAATTCTATTGTTCCTGTTGAAGAAGTATTTTTTGGTACAAATAAAATACAATACAAACATTGTTATTATGTATCACTCGATAAAACATCGACAAATACAATATCAATTAGTAATTCACATCAACAAGACGAAATTGGTGATATTGGGTGGTTTACATATGATGAAGCAATTAATAAAATTAGACCATATCATGAAGAAAAAAAGAAATTACTAAATGAAATTTATTTATTTTTTAGTGGTCTTCTTGATAAAACATTTAAAAATGTATCTTATTCATCCTCAAATATAGATTTTATTTAATGAGTTTAAGAAATATAATTAATTTATTTCGTAAATTAATTATGGTTACAAAAAATATTTATTCATTTTTCGAAAATAAAAAAAAATATGCCGAACTTGATATAACTATTGTTAATTATGATTTTTTAAGTGAGATTTTTGATGTTTATTGTGAAAATAAAAATAAAATAAAAAATCAAAAAAAAACATCAATTGATAATCATATGAATTTTTTCACAAAATGTTTTTTGACAAATTTAAATATTAATCATTGCATTGTTGATATTATAAACAATTTAAAAGTTATTAGTGTGGAATGGGGATTCATATGGATTAAAATTTTTTGGAATGACAAATTAAATTTTGAAAATAAACATGAAAATATAATATTAAATTGGTATTATTTATTAAAAGATGATTTTTTTGATTTTTCGAATTTATTAATAAATGTATATAATTTTGTTTTTAATAATGAATCAATTAATTTCAATAATTACAATCATATTTTTGTTTTATTAAATAAATATTATCCACATATAAACAAAAATGAAAATAAAGAATTTATATCAAATTATTTTTATTGGAATGAAATACAATATAATTTAAATGGTATATTTGATTTTATATTAAAAATGCCATCAATATTTTTTTTAAAAGATGGTATTAACAGTTGGAATTTATTTGAAAATAATTTGAGTGATTTCATTTATTCAGTTGAAAATAGTTATGATTTTAATAATGAAATTATTTTATCATCACATGCTAAAATTGTCAATAACAAAAATTATGTTTTCTATAAATTATTTGATACTGATAATAAAGAATTTAAAAAATTAATTTTATATGATGGAAAAATATGTGATGACTTTAATTATGTTTATTCTAAAACAAAATATATACAATACACTAAAAATAATATAATTAGTCCAGAACTGTTTAATTACGAAAATTCGAAAGATAAAATTCCTATTGCAGTGTGGTATTACGTTAATTTTAATAACGAAAAAAATATTGAAGAAAATAAAAAAATTATTATGAATAAAATAAAAAAAATTTCCTTTATTTTGTCCGAACTATTCACAGACATAGAGATTATTTTTGACAAATTTGTTCCTGTTTTTTTTACAAAATTAAAATTTAATCAAATAAAATTATTACAAAATGATAAATTTAAAGGAATTTATTATGCTGATACAATTGATAATTTGATTAATTTGCCATTTAAGAAAAAAAATAAATTTGAAGAAAAAAATAAAAAAATAGGACTATGGACTAATAAAACAAATTATTTCGATTGTCCATACACTATATCAAATGAAATTAATTATGTTTCCGATTTATTAGATGAAAATTGTGATATTATTGGTGTTTTATCCTATTATAAAATGCAATCCAAAACTAAATTTTTTACAATTTATGATTTGATCATTGATTTTATTACTATTAATTATAATATTGTTATAATTACTTTATTAAATGAATATGAAAATTACGAATGTATCAAATCATTCAATAGTATTAATTTGGGTAGAGAAGATTATAACTATGAAAATATTGACTCTAAATATGGAGACAGACAAATAAAATTGATTAATATTGATGATTTTGATAAAATTATTTCATATATAAGTACAATAGTCAATACCACAAATGACATCAATGTTAATTTATTAAAAACTATTTTACTTGTAAATTCAAATAACAATTTGATTTCTGATATTGACTTGAATATATTAAATTATCAAATAAAACAAAATTCAATTGATGAAATAGGATATGGTAATTTGAGTATTGACAGATATCATGAATTTTATATTAAAATTCCTCAAGATAGTATGCCAGTCTTAAAAATTGCCATATCATGGTTATCCGTAATTAGTTATGATAATTATGATTCAGTCAGTGTCAATTCGATCAATATTACAGATTTAGATTTATTTTTGTTTGATGAAAATAATAATTTAGTCGCCTCATCCACATCTTGGGATAATAATATTGAGTTTATTGAATATAAATGTATGAGTAATAAAACATATAAAATTTACATTAAAAATTGGTCTAATAAATTAATTAATTTTTCGATTGCTTGGTATATCAAACAATTATCAAAAAAAGATATCTCACAAATTAATAATATGGATATTTCAATTCAATCAAAAATAGATAATGTTTTAAAAAATAACATAACTGAAACATTTTCTGATGCTCAATTAGAAGATCCTAATTTTTTAGGCATGTTAGTCAAAAAATTATGTGAAGAAGATAATGGAGACGATGAGGAAATAAATATAAGTAAAATTAATAATTGTGATAAATCGTCATTAGAAAAAAATTTAGAAATTATGCAAGATTTCGATGAAATTATTGAATCGAAAACTAAAAAACTAAAACATAACGTTATCAAAGAATTAAAAAATAATAATAACAATGAAAACGTACTTGCAGAGCTAAAATCAATAAATCAAAATATACAAAATTTACAATCTGATTTGCAACAACATAAAAAATCCACTAAAAGTGCTATACATGAATTAGACAGAAGACTTGGAGTTTTATTATCAATAATCACATCAAAATAAATTATGAAATTTGATTAGAAGATGATTCTGCATTTTTTTCATTATCATCATAATATTTTTTTATTTGATCTTCTGTTGGAATATCAACTAAATAACCTATAGTTTTTATTTTGGTATCTCCGTAATTCATTCTTGTTTGTTTTATTTCAATTATGACAAAACCACCTATGGTAATTTTATTTCCAGTTTTTTTATGTATTATAGCTGTTGAATCGACATTAAACACATTTGGATTTATATGATGTCCAGGTACATAAACTTCGATTGGACCATTTTCAATTAATGTAATGCTTTGATTTGATAGAGTTATTTTACCAACAATATATTTTTTTATTTTTGGAATCCATAACTTGCATTCAAATTCAATTTCGAATACACTTGATGCTGATCTATCTTCTGTTATTGTTACTGGATTTTTATATTTTGATATTTTAATAATTTTTTCAATAAAACCATTATCATTACATTTTCCAACAACTTTTTCTGTTAAATTATTTTTTAAATTTACATATAAATTTGAATTAGTTTGTTCTTTGTACAACATCACTCTTGTATTTTGAGTTGTATAAATGTATGGAATATCAATATCAAACATAATATATATATAAATAATTAATTATTTAAATATTCATTTTTTTTTATATTTCTAAAATATATTATATGTCCAATGAAATTTATGATAAACTTAAAAATAAACTGGATGAAAAAGGTTATATACAAATTTATATTTTAGAAAAAAAAACTGGTCAAGAAAAAATAAAAAAAATAATTGAAGAAAAAAATAAATCTCAAGCAAAACAAAAATTAATTGAACTTACGGAAAAACATGAAAAAATCAATAATCAGGAAATATTTCAGGTCGAATTTAAATTATTTAAACCAAACAAAACAAAAGATCCTCTTGTTAATGGTGTTTTGGGAATATCAATATCCAATCATAAAAACAAAAATGGAAAAATCACTAAAATAGTTCCATCATTTTTTAAAATATTTTGGATGCCAGAAGATCAATACAAAAATTTTAGGACTGATAACGTTAAATTAATGATACAAAATTTGATTGATAAAAAAATAGATATGAATCCTCTCAAAATAATAACAATTAATGATATCATTAAACAAAATATTTCATATTCAGGTATTAGAATTCTTAAAAAATTGATTTAATTATGTATTAATAAATTATGATTTACATTATGATATTTAATGAAACTGAAATTAAAAATCAAATAAAAAATCACTTTGATTGTGAATGTTCCGATGATGACATTAATTTTAAAAGAAAAGAAATAATTTTTAGTAAAAAATTTATCAAAGACTTGAATATATTAACCAAACAAGAAATTAAAGATTTAAAAACAAAAGAGTGTATTAAAAACTCTGAATTGAAAGAAATTTTTTTTAATAAAAAGAGACCTAAAATAAAATTTATGCTTTTTGCATA